ACTGGGACGTGGTCGCCTGCAGGAGAGCATCTTGAACGATAATTTTTCCCCGGCGCGTTGGTGCATTCTGCGCATGGCATCGGCCCGAACGCTCACCGTAGTCGCGTCGCTGACCGCTGCCGGCTTCGACGTGTGGGCGCCGACCGGGATGATCAGGCGCAAAATTCCTCGTTCGCACAAGTACCGCGACCTTGAGGTTGCGATGCTTCCCGCTCTCGCGTTCGCCAACGCGGCGCATATCGACGAATTGCTGGCGGTGATCCACTCGCCAGTGAGGGTCCATCCCGCCTTCACCCTTCTGCAACGTGGCGAATCCGTGCTGACCGCCGCTAACAATCAACTGCAGCCGCTTCGGGACTTCGAAGCGAAGCACAACGAGGATTGGCAGGCGTTCCTCGAGACTGAGGCGCGCGAGGCGAGGCGGAAGTCCAAGAAGAGCCGGGCCCGTGCTTATGTCATGGGCCAGCGCGTTCGCGTTGACGTGCCTTCCTTCGCCGGATTGATTGGTGAGATCGTGGAGATCAGGAAGAACGGCGACCTCGTTCTAGAGTTCACAGGCTTTTTGCGAGGCACCGTCGTCCCCTCTTGCGATGTGGTTTCAATTCAGCTAAGCGGAGCTTTGTCTGAACAAGACAAGGCTGCATGACAGCCATCGGCGAGCGCGCAGGCCGGTCCTTAAGTGGACGTAGCTACCCTCGTCACCACACTGCAGAAGCGACGCTTCTGGGTGCGTTAGAAGAATACCTGAAATCCAGAGCGCTTATTGGCGCGTCACCGCGCGAGGTTCCGGCATGGCCGAACTCCTCACGCCCGGAGACCTTCACCGCATCCCGCTCCACAAGGTCGACCGATCCCTGAAAAGGAGTGCGGTCTACTTCCTGTTCGACGGTGAGGTGGTGGTCTATGTCGGGCAATCTTGCGATGTCCTACGCCGAGTGGGTGAGCATATCGCGGACCAGACCAAGACGTTCGATGCCATCGCCACGGTCGACTGCATCAACCTCAACAGGACATGGCTGGAACGCCGCTACATTGACCTCCTCAAGCCGCGCTACAATGGACAGGCACCCCGCCCCGTGCGCGGGCAAAAGGCTCGGAAGGCGAGATCGCAAAGGCAGCCCTCGCTCGCTCAGGCGGCATAGAATGGGCGAACGCATACGCGGACGCAAAGGCGTTGCGCTCCGCAAGCGCAGGCTGCAGCGATCGAAGGGTCTCTGCGAACGGTGCCTGGAGCGAGGTATCACTCGCCTAGCTACCGTAGTGAACCACGTCACACCTCTCGCCCACGACGGCGAAGATGTTGACGAGAACACCGAGAACCTATGCCGCGAGTGCGATCTCAGCGTCACCGCTGAGCAGTTCGGGTTCCGGAAGCGCATCGAGAGAACCGCTATAGGAGATGACGGATGGCCACTGTCATAGGGAGCTATCGCATCCGCTGGGCGCGTGTGACCATTCTCGGCCATCGCTTCACTCATCGAGAGCGTCGATGCATTGCCGAGAGACGCTATCGCTTTTTCGGTTGGTGGCCACTCTCCTGTGCTGAGTGGCGAACCAGCGAGGCCAAGGCGGAGACTGACATCGAGCGAGACCGTGAGATGAGAATGCCTCTCCCACGCACGCGCCCCGTCGCATGAACGTTCGCCGGGCGGGGGGAGTTGATGAATAGGCCGTCGAACCGCCGGAAACCGCGTCGTCCTGAAAAAACCACGTCCGCAGGATAGCGCCAGGGGGGGCCATGGCCGTTCATAGAAAGCCGCAGTTAGTTGAACGCGCCGTCGCGGACCTCGTCCCCTACGCGCGCAACTCTCGCACACACTCGCACGAGCAAGTCGCGCAGATCGCGGCCGCCGTTCGCGAATTCGGTTGGACGAACCCACTGTTGATCGATGGTCAGGGAACGATCATCGCCGGACACGGCAGGTTGCAAGCCGCAAGGAAGCTGGGTCTCGATACAGTGCCGTGCATCGTGCTCGATCACCTTACCGAGGGTCAACGCCGCGCACTCGTGATCGCCGACAACAAGCTGGCGACGAACGCCGGCTGGGATGCGGACATGCTGGAGTGCGAGTTTCGCGAACTCCAGGACAGCGACTTCGATATGAACCTGCTCGGCTTCTCGCAGGACGAAATGGCGGGGATCCTCGCCGATAAGAACTTCGAGCCGGCCAAACAGGAAGACCAGACCCGGCTGGACGAGAAGAAGCCGACCGTCTGCCCGAATTGCGATCATGAGTTCCGGGTCTGAGCTGCGGCTCGACTGGGCCACTCCCGAGGCTGCGCAGTTCGCCTGCAAGCGTTGGCACTACACTGGCAAGATGCCCGCGGCCGGCGTCAAGATCGGTATCTGGGAAGGCGAAACCTTCGTCGGCGCGATCCTGTTTTCGATCGGTGCGGCGAACTCGACAAACGGCAAAGCCTACGGGCTGGCAGAGAAAAACGAGATCGCCGAACTGGTGCGCGTCGCGATGAAGCCTGGCCATCGCTATCCGGTCAGTCGCTGCGTCGCACTCGCTGTCCGTATGCTCCGAAAGCAGTCTCCGCGCTTGCGCATGTTGATCTCGTTTGCCGATACCGAACAGGGACACCACGGCGGCATCTATCAGGCCGGCAACTGGATTTATGCGGGCCTCTCGGCTGAGCAACGCGAATACATCGTTCACGGCAAGCGCAAGCACGCCAAGACGATCCACTCTAACGGGTGGAAGCAGAATGAAGAATGGCTGAGGCGAACGTCGACCCAGCGGCGCGGATGGTCCGCTGCCCGGGGAAGCACCGCTACCTGATGCCGCTTGACGACGACCTCCGCCCGCGCATTCTGGCGCTGGCGCAACCTTACCCCAAGCGTGCGAAAGTAGCAGGAAGCTGAGCGCCCCTCAGCACTGGGCGGTGCCGACTCCGACCCGCACGCTCCAGATTGAGAGGCTAAATGCCTGGTCCGAAACCAAAGCCAACCCACCTCAAGGTGGTGCTCGGTAACCCCGGAAAGCGCGCACTCAATCGTCGCGAGCCGAAACCGAGCGGCAACCTTTACGACGCACCCGAATACCTGACAGAGGACCAGCGGAAGCTGTGGACCTACGCGATCGAGACGGCACCGGTGGGCCTTCTCAAGCGCCTAGATCAATCGGTTCTAGTGGTTTGGGTGGTTGCTGCGGACCTGCATCGACAGGCGGTCGAACAGCTTCGTCCCACCGAGGACGGTCGATCCAAGTTGCTGACCAAGACCCCCGGCGGAATGTGGCAGCAGTCGCCCTTCGTCTCGATGGTCAACAAGCAGGCGCAGATCATGATGAAAGCGGCTGGTGAGATGGGGTTTACCCCGGCAAGCCGAAGCAAGGTCGAGATCGACCAGCCTGACGAAGACAATGGCACGGGTCAGTATTTCGGCTGACCGCGCGACTGCCTACGCAAAGCAGGTTGTCGCCGGTACCATCACAGCAGGCCCGCACGTCCGCAACGCCTGCCGGCGTCACCTGGACGACCTCGAGAAGTGCGGCGCCCGCGGTCTGAAATACGATCCGGCAAACGCGAAGCGCGCGATCGGGTTTTTTGAAGACGTTCTGCGGCTCAGCGAGGGCCAATTCGAAGGCGAGCCCTTCAGGTCGCACCCCTCGCAGGATTTCATCATCGGCTCCCTGTTCGGGTGGATGCGCCAGAGTGTCGATCACGGCTGGGTGCGCCGGTTCCGCCGCGCTTACATCGAACAGGGCAAAGGTAACGGCAAATCGCCGTTGGCGGGTGGCATCGGACTGTTCGGCCTCACGGCTGACGGCGAAGCTGGCGCAGAAATCTATTCGGCGGGCGCGACGAAGGATCAGGCGGGCATTCTATTTCGCGACGCGGTCAAGATGGTGCGGCAAGCGCCCGATCTCGCGAAGCGCCTGACCACCAGCGGCGGTGTCGGACGCGAGTTCAATCTTGCATACGTCGCGAAGGGATCGTTCTTCAAACCGATCTCGCGCGAGGCGAAGCGCACCGGCTCAGGCCCGCGCCCGCACATGGCCCTTTGCGACGAGGTTCACGAACACCCCGACCGCGGCGTCATGGAGATGCTGGAGCGCGGCTTCAAATTCCGGCGGCAGCCCCTGTTGCTGATGATCACGAACAGCGGTTCCGATCGCAACTCGGTCTGCTGGGAGGAACACGAGCACGCTGTTAAGACGGCGGCCGGAAACCTTAATGCGCGCAGCGATGAAGCTTTCTACCTGGGTGAAGTGGTCGACGATTCGACTTTCAGCTTCGTCTGCGCGCTGGACCAAGGCGATGATCCGCTTGAGGACCCGAGCTGCTGGGTGAAGGCGAACCCGCTGCTCGGTGTGACGATCACCAAGGAATATCTCG